GCTCAATCCCATCAGAAGCTGCAAAGCCTACCTCTGGATAGTCCACCATTTGATAAAGGCTGTTGTTTGATGGATCGACATAGCGGCCACGGGCAATGTTGTAGTTTTCTGTCAATCCGCGAGTTTGCTGCCAATCAAACTCACCCAGCATTTCGCCTTCATTAAAGGTAAGCACATAGTCGGCAAGGTCGTTCTTCATTGCCGTTACCGTCAACTTGCCGCCATTGTCACGAAGTGTACCGTTCATTGACGCAAGCAAGTTGTTAATGATTTCCATGCGGTCATCAGCATCAGATGCAGTTCCGCTGGTGCGGTAACGCTTCTGAGTTCCGCCAATTGCCAAAGTTATGTTTTCATCACAGGTGTTGGCCGCTGTAATGAAAGACTCCATGTCTATGCGACTATAGGGAACACCACAACCAACTGATAACTTGCTGTTAATCTCCCAACCAAGCAGCCACCAAAGTAATTGCAACGCAGGATTGTCAGTGTCATCCGCATTGGTGTAAGCGCCCCAAGTCGCTTGGTTGTTTGCACGATGTGAACCAGAGCCACCAGGCACAGTGCTATCCTTGCGCGGATCGTAAAGAAGAGCGCCATCGCCAATAACAGTTACGCGACTTGGCAAGCCACTTGCCAGAGGGCTTTCCGCTTTTTTGACATTGCCCGTGCGCTTGATGCGAAGATGCAGATAAGCGCAGCCAGTAAGGCGACGGCTTGATCCCCACTTTGTTCCACCGTTAATAGAAATATAGTTGGCGGCAGTCCCCTCAGTGACAACTGCTACCGTTAAATATCCAGAATAGGTCGCCGTTACACCACCAGCAAGTGTCCACGCTTGTTTTTCCTCAAACCAAATTTCGGTGATAGACGCAACTTTATGAGCCGCAACAGCAATAATATAATCAATATATTCTTGATCTGTTCCGCTGGATTCATGGTAGCGGAGGTCTAGCGGCATTGCCGTAGTGCCAAACACAACCTTGCGCGGCGTGGACGGATCAAGGCTGACATTTAGGCGAGATAGCTGTGTCTTTGGCATCTTCGCGCCAAGAAATTGCTGCGATATGCCAGTTAAAATTGACGCAGCCGCCATTGAAACAAGCATACTTCCTAAGAAGGTAGTAGTAAAAGTAACACCAGCTACGGTGGCCGCTCCAGCAGTACCAGCCGCAACAACGGAAAGTCCCCCTGTAGCATATGCCAGAGCGACAAAAGCGGCGGCAATGGCAACGCCTTTAAGAACTTTACCCACGGCCTACACTCCAGCATTTATCCCACATATCGCGTGGTATCCGCTCTAGCCCATCGTCTGAAACGAAATAAGCGAAGCCGCCCATTACTACACCAATGCTGTCATCAAAGAAAGCTAAGTCTCCACGCTGGGCATGACTTATTGCCACCTCTGAAAACTTGCTGTCCATAGTGGCCTCAAGGCTTCCTGCGCCAATATCCTTAATGGCTTTAAGACTAGTTTTAAGGCTGTCATATTGACCACGAAACTCAGACATAGGGTCTTCGCCAGTAATCGCCTCAACCGCGCCCGCGGCGAACAGGCAGCAGTCGTTCACACCATAATCAAACGGCTCATGGCGTTTGGTAGCAATGTAGTTGGATAGGGCTTCTTCCCAAGTTGATATTCTCATCGATAATTTTCCATATTAATATTAAAGCCAAAGCCGCCACCCCCACCATAGGTGTAGCTACCAGCCTCAGCCATGCCGTTTGCAGCAGATATAGATGCCTCACCACTTAGGTCGCCAGCGTCAAAGATGTTCTGAATAAGATAAGTTTTGTTTTGTGCGCCAGCTATACTGGCTAAGTAGTTTTCTATTGTCAGCGTTACTGTTTGGCTATCCGCGCTCCCAGAAATGCTTACCTCATTCATGTAGCCAGTATAATAAGGTATAACAGAACCAACTTGGCTTTCATTCTGATCAACACAATAGAACCAAAGTCTTGCAATGCGCCCCTGCCACTTTGACTTGTCGCCAATAATAGCCAAAAAGTCAGCATTGTTTACCACAAGTCCGCTCATTGATATTGCCACGGTATCAGAGCCTGTTTCATTATGTTTAACAGGAGATACATTGATTAAATCGTGATTGAAACTTTCGTAAGTTCCATCCAATTCAGAATCGCCTGATCCAGAGATTGTCTTATCATAAAGACCGCTTGTGCCGCGCAGCACATCGCCAACAAAGTCAGCGTAAATTAGCACCCGCCAATTAACGACTGTGGCTTCAAGTGCAGCCTGTGTGGTTGCATCAACCATTAGAAGGACTCCCGTAGGCTCAGTGAGAGGCTATACACATAACCGTTCTCAACTGAAAGCGTTGGCTCCTCTACAAAGTACATTAGGCAATATGGGTTCTTGTACTCAATCGCTGCGTTGTCAGAGGACGGTGTACGGATTGGTGGCTCAAAAGTCAGGGTGGCAACGCCCGATCCGTTTGACGTTACATTCTCAGTCAATTGCAAAAGCTGGTTGTTGATCGTGACAAACTGACCAGCGACAAGCACTGTTGTTGATACAGGCCAGCCGTCAGTAGCTAATGTGCGGCCAGTTTGCCCCGCCCCATTAACTAACGGAGTGGCTGTAGATGCGGATTGCGCAATTGGATCAACTGGTATTTGAAAGTCGTTAGCACGGCCACGGCTCTTGGCTATGAACGAGCGCCACGCATTGACGTTTGTTGTGCCTACAATAGGAGGCAAAGCGATTTGGCATTCCCACCATCCACGCCCAGATGCAATGGTCTGCCTACGGCCTGTCCACTCTGAAACATTGGTCTGCGCTGGCATAACCAACTTCCAAGACATCCCGCTTGGCTTTGGTGTTGAAGGATATGTGATTGTCGCCATTACTGCATTGCTCCACCGAGGCGCGGCCTACGAAGACCCGCAATTGTCCGTGACTCTGCCGCTGCGATAATAGCCGGAGCAGCTTCAAGGATGCCCTGCATTACCTGAGCGCGGACAGCGGCTGGATCGTTTGAGCCACGGGCGTCTACGCTGATGCTAATAGGGCTTCCGCCACCGCTACCGCCACGCATGTTGCCGTTAGGGATAATTGTGCCGTTTCCGCCTGGAACAAATAGTTCTGGGCCGCGTTCACCAACCATGTAAGGTTGATTGCCAGCAACTGATCCGCCATAAGCCCTTACTCCAGCAAGATTTACGCTTGAGCCAAAGCCACCAGTTGGGCCACCCGCTGCGCCACCTAAAGCGCCACTTACAATACCTACAATCTGCTGCACAATAAATAACCGAAACAGTTCGTCAATGACTGCGCTAATAATACCCTTCATTGCAGTTTTAAATGACATTGCCCCAGTAAGCATACCTTTAAATGAATTTGCTACGGAATTTCCTATCGAATCAAAAGACTTTTTCATTTCATCCGCACGAGCTATTATGTCATCCATTTCTTTGCTTACTGGAAGTTCTCCCATAATATCAGGCAAAGCATCTTTGAGCATGCGGTCAGCGTCTTTAAGACTTTCTTTAAGCACATCATTATAATGCGCCATCTCAATAGATTCGACAGCGGCCTTGAACGGCGCAATAGTCGCCGCCTGTCCAGCTTTAGACAGTTCCATAAAGTCTTTTTCTAAGTCAGCAATTTGTCTCTGAAAGGCAGGAAGCTCTTTTATGCCAACCTTACCAATTTTGCCCATAAAATCTTCTATGGACTTCAATTCTTTTTGACGTTCAGCCTCTGCTTCTTTTGCAATTCTCTTGGCTTCAGCAGCGGCCCTTCTTGCAGCAGACCTTTGCTGCGCTTCGGTAAGCGGTTTTTTAAAGCCCCGTGCAGCATCTGTCTCAAAGTCATTCAGTATCTTTTGAGCCGCGTTTACAGCAGATTCGGCTATATTAGCAGCCGTATCGGCAACCATTTTTTCTTCTTTTGCGGCTTGTCCACCTTTGCCATAGCCAAAGAGATCAAGGCCAAAGCCTACGGCAGAGCCAATAACCGCTGACAAGCCTGATTTGGCAATTCCGGTCTTACCCTCTCTAGAGCCAGACTTTAGTTTTGCTATGGTGCTAGCTTCTATTTCAGCAGCCCTAATTCTTTGCTGCGCTGCTGTAACAGCCGCTCTAGCTGATGCTAAATCAGCATTGGCGGCGTTAACTGATGCAATATAAAGTTTACGGTAGCCCTCAACATTTTTCTCAATTGGTCCTTGTAGGGCCAAGCGGGATTCCATTAATTTTAATGTGCTGTCGCGAAAGGCACTTTCTGCCTTACTTAAAGTATCTGCTTTTTTCTTGGCTTCTTCGGCAGCGGCCCCTGTATCAAGTAGGCTCTCTATGAGTGGCCCAAGAATCATCGCAGCGCCAATGATAAGAATGCTCCAAGGTCCAGCCAAGAAGCGACCAAGACCACCAAGCTTACCCTCCATCATAGAAAGGGCTATACCAATTTGACCTATTTGCTGGTTAAACGCCTGAACTGGACTTGCGCCAGTAGATATAGATGTCGCCAGATCGTTAAACTGCATACCAAGCTGCTGAGTACCTTGGCGAGTATTACGAAGTGCCTTAGATTGCGCATCAAGCGCACTATTATATCGAACGCCATTACTAATGACAGCATTAGTGGACGAGGCAAGACCAGCATTAGCAGATTTCAACTGCTCAGTTTCTTTGCGCAGCGAATCAACGGAAGATATTAATTTCTGAAGCTGCTCCTGTCCAGAGACTTGAGCAGCAAACAGAAACTCAACTCTTTGGTCTTGGGCCACGCTTTTGCCTTTCTTCGCTCAGGTTAAAATAAGCGACCCATTCGTTATACTCTTCAATTGAAATAAGTTCAATCTCTGCAATGGTTTTGCCAAGCCGATCCGCCAAGGTGAGTAGATTATACCTAAACGGATCGCCTCTTAGTTTTTTTCCTGCTCCTCGACACTGTCTCCGCTCATAAATGCGGCAGCAACATTCGAGATCACAGATACCTCTTCACGCATTAGAACAGCTTTGTCCTCAAGCGTAAATAGCTTTTCACCTTGACCGTTCTCAGCCTTGAGAATGATAAGATCAACCATTGCATCAAATGATGTAGAATTTAGGAAATTAGGATGCTTACGCTGAATGCGATTTAATTCACCAGCAAGCAGAGGGCCGTAATAGACCTTCTCTGGCTTGCCCTCATCTCCCCATTCTGCAACGTCTATGTGACGCTTATTCGATGTCCGCTCTGCGATACGCTTGGCAATACTCATATTAATCTTCCTTAATTATACAGCCGCGCTAGTCAAAGCCCCTGTTCCTTGAACAGTGATAGTGGATTCCACCATACCATCGAAGCTGCCAGTGATAGTCTTACCAGTTACAATGGCTTGACCCGTGTAATAAATGTCGGTTGAAACTGCGCCCTCTGGGTAGAAACGAAGGGCTACTTCAGCGCCAGGGATCAGTGCGCCCTGACCTGTGGTATCAGTTTCGTCCCAAAACACATCAACCGAACCAGACCAACCCTTTAAGGTAGTCTTAAACGTGCGATAGCTATCGCCCATTGAGGTATCTTCAACAGTATCGGCAGTTTCCTCAACCGAGTACGAACGAATTTCAAGCACGTTGTTGGTCGAGCCAACGCGAACTGTGCCTTCTGAACCAGTATGGGTAGCCATGTCTTATCCTTACGCCAGTGTTGCTTCAGTCAAAGCACCAGTGCCTTGAAGCGTGATTGTCGATTCCACCATGCCGTCAAAGCTGCCAGTGATGGTCTTGCCTGTCACAGTTGCTGTTCCGGTGTAGTACTTTTCAGAAACGCCAGCCGACGCACCTTCTGGGAATATGTTTAATGTTGCCTGAGCGCCGACTACAAGGCCACCCTGGCCCAAGGTGTCAGTCTCATCCCAGAATACGTCAACGGAGCCTGTCCAGCCCTTGAGAGTCGTTTTAAAGCTGCGATAGCTATCACCCATCGAAGTGTCTTCGACAGTGTCAGCGGTTTCTTCTAAAGAGTAGGAGCGAATCTCTGCGATGGTGTTCGCACCAACCTTGAGCGTTCCTTCACTGCCAGTATGCGTAGCCATTATTCAGACTCCTCGACTTTCTCTGCTTGAACCTTTGGCTTTGTAGCCTTCTTTACATCCCAGCCCTTAGACTGATATTGTGCCAGATCAACCTCACAGGCAAGTATTTCATCACCAGCTTTGTTGTAAACTTTGACCATCTTCATCTTGGTGTCTCCACATCAGCTATGGATGTAACATATTCAGCAACGTAAGACAACCGAGCAGAAGCCGTTGGCTTTTCGCCTTCGACGTTAATGTCTACGTCTGTTTCAGTCAAAACGCAACTCTTAACTAATCCGTTCAGTGAGAAATCAGAGCCAATGGCATCCTCAATTAGAACACAGGCGTCATCTATTTCATTTACTATCGTCGCGCTAGAACCCTTGATGTGAATATCCACCGTCAGATTCAACGAACCACGAAGCGTCCTGAAGCCTATACTGACAAGCGAAGATGATTGACTGTTGGTGTAAACTACAGCCGCTGGCAGCTTTGCCTCATCCAGGGCATAGGAGCGCATCTTGTAAACGCGGCCAGAAAAGAAAGGCAAAGCGCCAATGACGGTAGCCACCCGATCCCTGATCTGTTGGTTCATATGCGCCATTAGATCGACACCTGAGAATTATTTATTGCGGTTGTATACTGGACGTTGAATATCATTTTGCCGGAACCGATAGCTTTCTCGCCGCCAGTTTCAACGTCAAAGTCTGAACTTGCCAGCACACAGCTTTTTGCCAATCCGCCTAAGAAAAAATCATCCTCAACTGCGTGTATAAGTTCCGCTGAAAACTGCTCAATGTTCTCAAATATGCTAACACTTGATCCCTTGTTTATGATGTCCACCCTTAACTCAAGGTCGTGTGTCATCGTCCGCTGGCCTATGGTTGCAAGCCTAGATATGTCAGTAGTGGTGTAAACAATCAGCGCGGGTAGTCTATCTTCATCAAGCGCATAACGACGAAACTTGTACAATGTTCCTGTAGAAAGCAAATCTCCAGCGCCTCTGGCTGTAAGATTAACATTAAAACGATCTTGGATTACAATGCCAAACCTATCATAGATAAATTTAACCAACAGGTCGGCAACATAGTCCCTGATCTGCTGCCGAACGTGCGCCATGTTACACCTTTTCGAGTATAAGCGTCGATACACCAGTTCCGTCTGTCAGTACAACGCGCACGTTGTAAGCCACAGAGCGAATAATGATTTCATCCCCATCAGCAGCCGAGGGTACATCAGCAGTGCGGCAAACAAACTGTGGTGATGGAATTGTTATGTCCATTAAGTCTGTTGCGCCACGGCTGGCCTGTGGAGCATCAAAGATACCGTTCACAGAAACGGCACTGCCACCTACTGGTGTGTAAGTGGCAGTATCTGCAAAATCGTCGAGTTCAAAGAAATCGAGAATATCAGCGGCAGATTCAACGCCCATTCTTAGGACTGCGCTTTATTACAGGATCACGATGCTCAACCTTTGGTGCTTCAGCTACGCGCACAGCCTCAAAGATTTCAATCTTCTTGTCAGCGATAAGCACTAGAGCCTCGCCATGCGGAAGGGTAGCAACGTCACCCGCATTAAGCGGACCTTGCGATGTTACTACGCCACGAATGCATTTGTATTGCATGTTATTCTCCAAAGAAGTTGGGGACCGAGATGACTTCCAAATCCCAGTCCCCAACATTACTTATACGCCGTCGTTGTTGTATGCGAACGAGACTGCGTTGCGAACTGCAACGTCAACAGTTTGAAGCGCAACAATGCGGACAGTTCCGCTTGACGATGCGGTGTATGGATCAACCGTCAGGTCGAGGCCACCCCACATACCAATCAAGCAGTCAGCAAAGTTACCGAAGTATACGTTACCAGCAGTTGCCTGTTGGGTACGGATTACGTTGTAACCGTTGGCTTGACCATTTTCCAGAACGAACATGCCCGAACCAGTGTCCTTGGTCTTCGTCTTCAGACCGCCGTAAGTGGCTGCGTCTGTGATGTATGCCAAGTTGCCGAACAGAGCGTTGTCTTCTGCAACAGCAGTTTCCAAAGCAACCATTTCAGCAAAGGTTGGTACAGCAGCAGCAAACGAGGTTGGCTTGTTAACACCGGAGGTGTTCAAGATACCTGTTGGCTGACCGGACGATCCCGAACCTTCCAATGCGCCCTTGTCGATTGCCAAGGCCAGAGCCTGTGTCAAATCGTCGCGGACCAACTGCTCAATGGCAGGAGTCGATTGGAGAATCAACTGACGGGTCATGTCGGTGAATGCGCCAATGTTCTTTGGAGCCATCGAGACAGTACCAAAGGTTGGTTCCGACTCAGAGGCAGCGCCGCCTTCTGTGCTGATCCAGCCAGAAGAAGAAGCAGCAGTCTTTTTAGGGATTGCTACGTTGCCTTGCAGACCTGGGAGCATACGCGCACCAGCTTGCATTACCGACGATGCGTTACGCAGAACGTCAATGAACTCGTTTGCAAGCAGATTCGTTGCAACGATTTCGTTGTCATCGCTGGTGTTCAGGTCACGCTTCCAGACGCCGAGAATGTCGGTTGGGAGCATAACGCCCTGTGCGCCACGGCCATAACGCTGTGCAGCAGCTTCCGAGACTTCAAACTCGAATGCAGCGGCTTCGCGAAGGCGACGGTCACTTGGGTTTGCGAGAGCAGCAATTGCACGAACAACCGAGAACTGACGGATTTCTTTTTTCGTCAGACCAATGTTTTCGTTTGCAAGCGGCGTGTCCGAACCAATTACGTCAAGCAGTTCACCGCGGAATTGCTCAATGCTCTTGCCCGAACGGAGGGCTGCGTCGCCAAGATCACGCTTGTTGTGACGGGCGGCGAGTTCGATGATTGCAGATGCGTTCTTGGCAGCAGCTTCAGCAGCTTCAGCCCGAACCGCATCCATATTTACTTCGTCAGTCATTTTGACTTCCTTTTTGATGGATGGTTCAACTTTAGGTTGGGGTTCGAGAGCAGCCGCGCTACGACCCACGCCAACTGACGGGTCAGCAGGAATAGAAACGACAGATACCTCAAGAGGCGACCAAGAGCGAACAAGGTACTCGTCCTTATTCGTCGTGGATCGCTCCATTTTGTTGACGCGATAGCCCACCGAAACATTCGACCGGATACCATCGACAACGTCCTGAAAAACTTCCTGAGCAAGTGCCGAGCGTCCGAACCTGACTTTGGCTCGAAGAACACGGTCCTCATTAAGTTCCACGGATTCAATAACGCCAATCTGCTTTTCTGGATCATGGTCCAGAAGCAGCGGCGCACGGCCCGAAGCTACAAAGCCCATATCAATGGCTTGGCTTTCGTGGACCAATATTTCACGACCAAACGAACGGTCAACCGCCAGTTCAGAAGATACGGCAATTTCAACAGTGCGCTTCTCTTCCGAGATCGCTTTTGGCTGCATGTGAATAGCGCGATGAAGCACTTCTACCGAAGCAGAGCGATCCTCTTCAGGAACATCAACTGTTTCTTCAACCACATC